CATAGACATAAGAAATTCTTTGGTAGTATTACCAAAAAAGTTTTGAAAATCAGTTGTTATCCACCAGCGACTATGGTTATACTGATGCTTGGAAACTGCATCCGAGGCTGTTCTATGTCGAACATAAGCGTATGCGTTGGTGTGATGTAATGAAACACCCGCAGTCTCGAAAATCCCTTTTAAGTCCTTCAATGCTTCAGATAATTCATCATCTGGAGCACAAATTTCTCTCCATTTAACTCTGCCATATTCGTCTAATTTCTTTTTTGGAATATAGAAATGAGAATAATGTTTTTCAATTTCTTGTCCAAGATAACTCCATTTTTTATTAAAGGCATCCAATATGCCAACAATAAAATTGACATTGTATTTGTCTTTTGCGCTCGCAGGTATAAAATCGACTCTGCGAGTTACTGTGGCTGCCGCAGATTTAGTACCCCATAACCACTGTGGAGAATGTATATCACCTTCAAGCCAACTCCAAATGTTAGGCTTCGATTCGGTTTTTGGCAAACACACATAGTAGCACATACATATCCCTCCTTTACATTACTACCGTGTCAAATTTATATGGAGAAGATATAATCAAAGGGCTTAATTTTCTTTCGGTAATCCATTTAAACAGATTCGTTGTACCTTTAAGTACAATATCTCTTACAACAATAGATTCACCAATCTCTACTCCACATGCTGACACTGGAGTTTCGGCTTTTGCTTCTTCATGTGTGAAATTCATTGTTTTAATCAAATTATCCACACTTGGTTTATCTCTCCACTCTACTGCATAGTGCTGCGCATCGTATCTTGCAGTACGGTAATTCAACATTACCTTTATGTATGGATTAAGTCTATTCTGCTTGCAAATATTTCTACACAAATCAATATTGTCAGCACAAAGAATTACGATTCCGTTAAGTCGCTGATTAATATAGCCTTTATCAAACACCTGAACTTCGATATCCGGATTAACTGAAAGCAAGATGTTTTTTAATGACTCTGCTTTGTTGTGGTTTAAATCAGAATTAAAAAACATCTGGTTGCAAAGATTTTTACTTTCAACGAAATCAAAGTCATATAATTTAAACTTGCAAAAGCCATATCTTGCAAGAAGCTCTGCCTGCGTACTACCTACACTCCCACATCCAATTATGTGTATAGTGGTTGACAACTCCTTCTGATATGGGTTAATATCTCCTAATTTACTTAAATCCATTCCGTAAGACCTCCTTAATATATATACAAACTTGCCTGTTCAATCAATGACTTCCTATCGTTAGTTATCGCTCCTTTATGTACAAGATCACTCAACTCATCATGTACATCTTTGGCGTCCAAATAAGGAACACCGAATATATCTTGAATTTCTCCAATAGATAGCTCAATAGAACTCTGGCTTTTTACACCCGTATTACCGTAGTTGTAAGGATATTCATAATACGAATACGATACTCGTTTTGGTTCTGTAACCATATCGTTTAATTCTTCCTTGAAAGACATCAATGTATCGTAAACTTCAGGTGAAACACAAAGTATTTTTCCAAACGACTGAATATTATTTGTGTTTAATGTTATCTCAGGCTGAGCATCCTTACTTGTAGACTTATATGCTAAATTCAGCACACCATCATAAAGATATATATTGAAATCACTTTTTTTATTTATAATCATAAAGATATAAAAATCAGTATTATCAATCATTTTCACGATGTCTTCCTGAAATTTAGCATCAACAGATGATGCCGATGTTCCCATATTTACATGAGAATGCCCGTGAAATCTAAGACTGTTATGTATATCGTCTGGTAACTCAGTCTGCCATTCGTTATACTCTTCCTGAGAAGGCTCAACGGTTGTTGGAGTAACTACTTGAGGATATACAAAGATATCAGTAATAACAAAGTTGTTGTTTTGCCTTTCGACTGTACCATGCCACCCCACCTCTTTGTCATTTACCTCAACAAGCATCATCATTTTGGCAAAAGCTAATGGAGTGAAAGATATTGTAGGTGTTGCCATACCTGTCGGTATCTTTAAAAGTTGCATTTTATTTTCTCCTTTCGTTCCATTCGTCTACTGTCATAACTTCTCCAGACTCCTTATCCATAATACACGAGTAGTCTGCTTCATTGAGCAGATCGCCCAATTTGCTCATCACCGTAGAATCCATAAAATTCAAATTTTGTGACGCAGTAAGAATAAGCTGTATTGCATAGCAGATATTGCCTTCTACTAATGCAGTTGCGATATCTACTCCAAAACCTCCAAAACAACTAAATAAAGCCAAATGAGGATGAGGCATATAACCGTATATATTTGTCTCACAAGCATCAAATGAATTGCTATTAAGATTTATACAGATTTTACATTCGGTTAATAAATCAATTCTGCCATCAACCATCCAACATAGAACATCCTTACTTACGCTTGGCATATTATTAATAGTGGAATTTTCTGATTTTAATATTTCGGCAAAAGCATCCTCATCATACTGAGTAATCGGGTTGCATACTACAAACTCAAGGTCTCCTCCGTTAATTTTCACATCAGAAATCGCACTGTTGTTTGTAAGCATATCTATCAATGCAGCATTATCATTATCATTATCATTGTATAATGATAATTGTTTTTGGCAATTCAACAACTTTTCGTAAACCTCTGCTGCATATGCTACATAATGTCTATAATCTGATTCATAATCCTTAATCCTTTCGTGCAGTTGCTCAAGAGTGCGTTTCTTTTTATATTGTGCAAGATCGGCAATTTGAGCATTTAACACAACCTTCGATAATCCTTTTTCTTCTGAAATTTTCTCGGCTAACTCGTACAATTTATCATCCAAACCTTGACTTATTTCATCAACAATTGGTTTGAATTTGTTTTTGATCTCTTTTGCTGTGCAAACAAAGTCAAACAGCGGAATAAGGAAAACAGCTATCGTGTATTCTACAAGTTGTCTATCAAGCGAGTTTACCCAAAAAATATACTGATTGTCACTAACCCATCCTTTTGATTTATGATGGGTTAATTCACAATACTTATCATAATTCTCATACGATTCCACACTACAGTTCAAATTCTTATTAATTTCCTCCATAGTGGGTTCTATGTTGCTATACCATATATAAACAGCTTTGTCTGTTTCGCCTCTCTGCGGTGTCCGTATTCCGAATGTCTGTGTCACGAAAACACAACCAAAAAATATAGATGGTAAATCACTGTTCTTAGTGTAATAAGGTTCGTAAACACATTTGACAAATGTTTCGATTATCTTGGGGCAATCGCCTCCAAATGTAAGACGGCTATCAAAACAACTCCGTGTGTGTAAATTTGTAATTAAATCCATTCCTATTCCTCCTTAGATTTTGGCATTTCTAAATACAATTATGGCAGCAAGATTACTTCTGCGGGAATCTTGGTCATTGGGATTTCTGGTGTAATCGTAGCCCTTGAGTGGCTATTTCAGCGGCAAATCGTGGATTCGTAAGCTCCTTTCAGTTGTAACCCTTGGGTTCGAGAGATAGTCGCCGCTCCTCGTTTTCATCACCGTGCATTTTGTTCACCTTGCCTTAAGCAGCATCTTATGCCGGATGAGTCTTATGCTTCTAACCTTCCTGATACTTTACTTTAAGTAAAGCAGTCTTTCGACAATGCAAATGCCAAAGGGAGAGCGTACTCTCCCTTGTTTCAAATCAAATTATGCACAATCAGCTTTGACAACCGATGCAAGAATGTATGTATCTCTTGCGCCAACAATGTCAGACAGCGTTCTGTTGATATCCTGTGCAGATACCACAACGCCGTTAAGATTGAGAATACCATTACCCATTTCGAGCTGGGCTTCATTGAAAGCCTGCTGAACTGTCATTTCGTCTGGGTTGCCAATGATTGTTTTTGACTTAAGATTATTCTGAACTTTAATGCTTTTCATTATTATTTCCTCCTTGTTTACGCTGTTACAATTGAGCCGACAATTTTTGCAATGTTTGCATCAATATCAATACATGCTTCCGATACATTTCTTTCAATCTGTTCAAGATTTGTCAGAATTGAACCAAAGTTTTCTGCAATCCACACCTTTGTGTTGTTGGCAGCTTCTGATGGGAGAGGAATTGTAATTGATGCCTTTGACGCTGTGTAAGAATTACTTACAAAAGAAATTCCGCAATCGCTAAAACTCTCTCTGTGTTCGCTGGGCTTTACAGCGAAAAACATATTGCCATCGTCATCCTTTAAGGACAATACATCTGGCTTGTGTTTGTAAACTTTAAAAAGTTCCTCCATTGAAAAGTTGGCTTCAATAACCATCACATTGTTTAATGTTTTTACAGTCATTTTGTGACTCCTTTCTGCCTCGTATGGCACTTTAATTTATTTCTACTTTAGCATTACCCAGTTACACCACGAGGAGGTAGTAGTTTTGTAACCGCTCACCCCTATCTAAAGGGGTGCTATAACATTTCTTAAATAAAGATGGAACTTGAGAAGAGTCTGTAAGTTGAACCTTTTGTTGGCTAATCGTTTGGGGTTTCTGCTCTTATCGACTACTAAAGTAGTCTTTTTATGTGCTTTTTCCGTTTGGGTTTGATTTCGGAAGGAGCCTTTTCTGTGTAAGAACTTTGGTTTCCTGACGACATCCCACCCAGAGCTGTTCAGCATCGAACTTTCTTCAGCCTGTATCCCTTTCTTCTCTCTAACCTTTCTAACACCTTACTTTAAGTAAGGCGGCTTTATTTAATAAAGCAAGCAAATGTTACATTATTCAAATCCTATTTCTTCATACGCTTCAACAGCTTCTGTTTCGGTGTCACCCGAACACAACACATTGCCATGCTCATCAATAACTTCAAAGTGACCATTCTTTGCAATTACCGTCATATCACCCCTCACCTCCTACTCTTAATGCTGCCTCTTTTAAAACTGCAACATAATTATCAATTTTCTCTCTATCGGATTCTTTTGCTTGTGGCAAACAAAAACGAATTGTTTTTGCGATATTGTCAAGTTCTCTTGACAACTTTTGATCTTCTGTCATAATGTTTGCTCCACAATGTGAGCAATAATATGAACCCACTTCGTGTTTATCTTTACCACACTTAGGACACGCCTTTTTAATGCCTACAAGACTAACAGATGAATTAACCGACGCTCTGACTAATTTAGAAACAGTGGGATATGATACCCCATACAATTCAGCTATGTCTTTCATCTTTTCGCCTTGTCTATAAGCCGACACAATCTGGGCTTTCAGTTCCTTACTAATAGTTCTACCTGCCATTTTTGTAATCTGCCACTCAAAATGTGTTCAAATATATTCAAACACATCGAGAAATTAAAGTCCTTGCGGATACTTCTTACTGCTTCGATGTGTATGCTTTGGCGATTGTAAACAATACGCTACTCAC